GCCGAACTATACAGGCAGATTGGGCGCAAATTGTGAAATAAGGGCGGTCGGTACATTTAGGGGTAGATGCTTTACCTGAACCCTGACACGACCAACACCCTGACGGTTACTTGGACCGAGCGAGCCAGCACGGGGGACCGCTACATCTTGCGACTCACAAGCATCGCAAAGAACACCACGACCGATTTCACCCTGCTGAAATCAGCCAACCTGTCATCCTATACCAACCGCTATGACCAATTTTCGCTTGCCGTGGGGTCGCTTGAAACAGGCTCGTATAAATATGAGGTTTACGATACCAATAGCACGGTTTCAGCAGCCCTTGCGGTGGTTGAAACGGGCTTGGCATTTATACAAACCGCAACGATAGGCTTTAATACCTACGCCAATTCAATCACTTACAACACCTTCCTCGCATCCAGCGTGAGGGTATTCGATTCAACCTTTGACCAATCCTTCGCATGAGCGTACAAACACGAAGCCAACTCCAAGAGAGTGCATTAACCATCACGAACGAAACCGCTGCCGGGGCCAACACCGCATCCCGTGTGGGTGGTTTATTCGACGACCTTGCAGACACCGCAACGCTTGACAGCGAGCGTGGCTATGCTTCGGTTGCTACGGCTGCTGATAGGTCATTTGTAACGACCAATAATACTGCTACCAAATTACTGATTACAACAGGCACCAACATTCTATCAACCAACAACTTTTCGAGAGTTGCAACAAGTGCGGGGCCATCAATCACCTACACGGGGACGCTATCCGCTGCAATTAGGGTGAGTGCAAATCTAACTTTTTCAGGGGCAAATGGCGATGATTACGTTTGGGGTTTTTTAAAAAATGACGCACAAATCGGCTCATCGGAAGCACGAGTTACTTTGAACCATACCGAAGGCCATCAAGTAGTTTTGGAAACCTTTTTGATAGCAAATACCAATGATGAATTTTCAATCTATGTAACTTCAATTGATGGTGTTAGGACGATTACCATCTCATCCATCAGTTTTAATGCTCACACGCTATGAGTAATAAATCTACTCAACACTTCACCCAATGGCTGGGGATAGAACACAAAGTGCCAGTCATGCTGGAGAACCGCTCCGGCAAGTACATCACTTACGGCTTTGCGAACGAATACCCTTACTACCTGCTTGACAACTATCGCAGGTCCTCAAAGCACAACGCCATCGTCAACGGCAAGGTGAACTACATCATGGGCGGAGGATGGCAGGCAGGGGAGGATTTGACCGTAGAGCAGCAGGCCCGGTTCATCAAGTTTTTCGATGGAATGTCAAGCACCGAGGACCTCAACGACATCACGGAGAAACTGGTCTTGGACTTGGAGATTTTCAATGGCTTTGCGGTTGCGGTTACTTGGTCCAAACTTGGGACCATCGCCAAGATGGAACACGTCCCGTTCGAGAAAATCCGCGTGGACAAGGAAGAAAAGATGTTTCAGGTGGCTGACTGGTACAACGACGACATGATGCAACTCTTCCCCAAGGTGGGCGACATCGAGAAGATACCAGCCTTCGACCCGGAGAATCGCCTCGGTAAGCAGTTGTTTTATTACAGGGTCTATGCTGCAGGCGTAAAGCACTATCCTCTCCCAGAATACATCGGGGGGAACGCTTGGATTGAGGCAGACGTGCAAGTCGCCAACTTCCACAACAACAACCTCCGCAACAACTTTTGGGGCGGTTACTTGATAAACTTCAACAACGGAATCCCGACCCCCGAAGAGCAGGGGGATATTGAGCGTCAAATCAAGCGTAAGTTTTCGGGAACTGACAACGCTGGTCGCTTCGTGGTTACATTCAACGATGATGCAGCCAAGGCTCCAACGCTGGAACCGCTCACTCCGAGCGACATGGATAAGCAGTTCGAAATCTTGAACAAGGCCATCCAACAAGAAATCTTTATCGCCCACCGTGTAACCAACCCCATGCTTTTCGGAGTCAAGACCGAAGGCCAATTGGGTGGACGCAACGAATTGGTCGAGGCTTACGAGTTGTTTAAGGCAACATATGTGAACGACCGGGTGCAAAAGGTCGAAAGGATGATAAACTACTTGGGGTCTTTCAACGGTGTGGAAGGTATGGAGTTGATTCCTACCAACCCCATCACGGAGCAGTTGAGCGAACAGGCTCTCCTTCAAGCCATGACCCCAGCAGAACTGCGTGAGAAAGCAGGCTTGCCACCGATTGAAATCAAGACCGAATCAAGCGTCCAAGACGTTATCACGGCTATCAATTCACTCTCTCCGTTGGTTGCCAATAAGGTCTTGGAATCCATGTCAGCAAACGAAATCAGGGCCTTGGTGTCCTTGCCTGCAAAGGCAGAGGGTTCGGGTCTTGCTGGAGCAACTGCAGCCGTAGAGGTCAGCCCTGAACCTACTGCACCGCAAGGCTTAGCATCAAACGAGAACATCAAGAAGTTGTCAGGCCGTGAGTATCAAAACCTAATGCGAATCGTCAGGCAGTACATGCAGGAGAAAATCACGCTGGAAATGGCTCGGACCATGTTGTCAGCAGGCTTTGGGCTATCAGCCCAAGAGATTGACACGATGCTCGGAGTGCAGGCCCAAGAGTTCAGCGAACCGACTTGGGGCCAAGATGACGATGAGGACTACGGATGGGGCGATGAAGAATTCAAAGTCTTGGAGGTCGTTGCCTCTAAGTTTGGATGCCATGCAGACGATTACCATGTGATGCACTCCAAGCCAATGCGGTTTGACACCAACATTGACGAAAACATCCGCTTGGCCTTTGCCGAACTGGGAGAGGAAGAGGTTGAACTTGATAAGAAGATTGAGGCTTATCGCAAGAAGAACCGGGATGCCAGCGTTGAAGAAATGGCCAAGGAGTTTGGAGTCAGCAAGGCCAAGGTCGCCAAGCGGGTCGCTTACCTAATCACCAAAGACCGCTACCCAATCAGCCGGGCCGTGGACAAGATAGCCGAGCAGAACCTGCCCAAGAATGTGAAGGAAGTTGCCGAGCCTGTACTTGAGGTCCGCTACAAGTACGCATGGGCCACAGGGTTCAGCAACAAAGACAAAGGTTCCAGCCGTCAGTTCTGCAAGGTCATGCTTGACTTGGCCGGGCAAGGCAAGGTTTACACGAGGGAGGACATTGACGGGATTTCTGCAATCATGGGATATTCCGTTTGGAATCGCAGAGGCGGTTGGTATCACACGCCCAGCGGAGTGAACAGGCCCCAATGCAGGCACGTATGGGAGCAGCAGTTGGTCATCCGTAAAGGCAATAAAATCACGAAGGCATGAAGGCACTCTTTATAAGCGAAGAAACGCTGCTTGACAACTCGATAATCAATGAGAACGTATCCTACACGCAAATCCGTCCAACGGTCATCAAGGTGCAGGAGATGCGGATTCAGCCCATCGTTGGCTCTCCGTTGTATGGGGAATTGGTTACGCAGGTCGTCAGCGGTTCAACGTCTGCACTCAACCAAACGCTGCTGGAGGATTACATTCAGCCGGCTATGATTCAGTGGCTTTACTACGAGTTGCCGATGGTCCTTGCGTTCAAGTACATGAACAAGGGGATGGTTCGCAGAACAAGCGAGGAAAGTTCTCAAATGAGCATGGAAGAAATCACACGGCTAACCGATAAAGTCAAGAACGATGCGGAGTGGTATTCCGAACGCATTACCCGCTACCTGATGGAGAACCGCAACTCCTACCCTCTTTGGAACTCGCCTCCATCGGCTCTTGACACGATCTACCCGAACGCTACCAACTACCGAACCGGGATGGTCTTGGACCGCAACCGAAGGATGGGAATCAGCAACTTGGATTACCCCTACCCCTACGGTCAATTCGGGGCGTGTAATGACTGCTGACGATGGGCGCACATAAAAAAAACATACTGAAACTACAAGCCTATGTCTTGGATCAAAATCAAGCAAGCCCTGCTGGACCTTGCAAATGCTCATCCTCAAGTCAACTCCTTCGGGACGGGCGACCCTCTTGCAATCGGCACGGACAACACCATCAACCTGCGAACCCCAAGCCGTGAGAGGATTGTTTACCCGTTGGTGTTTGCGGACGTTCAGTCAGCAACTACTGACGCTGGGACTTTGGACTTGGTGGTTGGGGTTTACTTTTCTGACCGTGTTGAATCCATCAAACCGATGGGCGGAGTGGTTTCGGGCAGCCCTACGCTGGGTTGGCAGGACAACGAGGACGAGGTCCTAAGCGACCAACTGCAGGTAGCACAAGACTTCATATCAGCCCTTACAAACGACCCAAGCGAAGACTGGACCCTCTCGTCAAGCGTATCGCTTACAAGGTTCGTAGAGAGCCGGGATGACCGCACCGCAGGGTGGCAGGCAACGATGACTTTTGAGATTCCTTACTCTCACTCCGTTTGTGAAATTCCAGTCTAATCTACATTTACAATTAAACGCTAAAAAATGCCTACACCTATATTGCAACAAATGCTCGGTCAGGGCGGTACGATGGAGTTCGTTGACGGAACCGTTACCGGCAAAAACTACGACTTCTTGATAGTCAACACCGCTGCGACTTTCACAACTTTAA